CCCAACAATATTATTTGTAGAAGTTCTTGGGAAAGAAGGTTTTGTAAAGAGTGTGATACTAATCCAGGTGTTGTGAAGTGGGCAAGTGAAGAGTTCTCAATCCCATATGTATCGCCTGCAGATGGTAAGGTTCATAGATACTATCCTGACTTCCTAATTGAGAAAAGTGATGGTAAAAGATATATTATAGAGATTAAACCTGACCACCAAACTAAACCTCCTGTAAAAAAGAGCAGGGTAACAAAGTCATATTTGTATGAATGTGCAACTTTTGAGATAAATAAAGCCAAGTGGAAGGCAGCATCTGAGTTTGCCAAAGATAATGGAATTGAGTTTCAGATAATGACGGAGAATCAAATCTTCCCAGAAAAACATCATACTAGGAAGAATTATGGAACAAGAGGAGTATCTAGAAAGCGCAGAAAATAGATTAGAATATATTGTAGATGACATCATCAACAAAACAACTGCTGATGATAGAATGATTGCTCTTCTTGAAGTCCTTACTGAAGTGGAGGTTGTTCCTGATGTTGGAAGATATTACACTTTTGTATATCAACCAAAGACACCAAGAATTAGATATGATCAAAATCCTTTAATTGCTTGTGTATCTGTAGATAGATGGGGATTTAGAGGTATTAATTATCATTGGGGTAAGTTTAGAAACTACACATGGGATGAAGTGATTGGTAATCTTCATGTTATCTACCCACTTGAATTAAGGGATGCAAGGTCTATTCCTTTTCAACATTTCCTAATAAATAATTAAATGCAAGGATGATCAATGGCAGCAACCAGTAACAACTCAGGATTTCAAATATATACAGGTGCTCCTTTTGGTGAAACAGCTTATCGATCTACATCATTAGTTGATACCTATATTGACCCAGCAAATAAATCAACTAAATCTAAAACTAGTGTAGAAACAGAAGTCAATATCACTACTGGTGACATAGAGTTGTACCATAAACTTCCTGCTGATGCAGAAAAAATATCATTAGCTATATTTAAAGCAGATGGTTCAAAAGTAATTCCTGATTCATCTAAATTTAATCAATTTTTTGATCCTTCACAACCACACACCTCTCTACAACTTGATAAAGTATTAGATTTAGCAACAACAGAGGGATTAGTCAATGCAAAAATTAAATTAGATAATGTAGATTACGAAGCTTTAGCAAGTAGTGAATTATATAAATCTAAAGCAAATTCATCATCTACTAATGTTGAACTTGGCAATGCTTCTGTGGCACAAGGCAATGCAGCATATGAGGCAAAAACAGTTCCTATTGGAAAAAAATTATTAAGGTATCCACTATCAATTCCAGATCTGGGATATGATTTCATCAAAATTACAGCATACAAATATATTGCTGGTGGCAGACAATCTTTAAAACTGGGTGAAAGACAAAGTGCAAAAGAAAGACTATTAAAAAATAATACTCCATTGGAAACAATTATTCTTCCAATGCAACCAAATTTTTCTGAATCAAATGCTGTGAATTGGGGTGGAGATAATTTAGACCCACTAAAAATGATGGGTGCTCAATTTGCTTCAGGTGCAATACAAGCAATTGGCAATATTGGAACTCCACAGAAGTCATTAGATATAATTGGTGATACATTTAAAAGTTTAGGAGAGGATATATCAGCAATACTATCAGATGAAAAAAGTGGACCAGCATTGGTAGCATATTTTGCTGGTCAAGCAGTTGGTGCAAACATTCTTGGTAGGTCTGCTGGAGTAACTCTAAATCCTAATCTTGAACTTCTTTTTAAAGGACCAAATCTTCGTACATTTGCTTTTAACTTTAGATTTACACCAAGGTCAGCAAAAGAATCAGAGGAAGTAAAACAAATAATTAGAGTGTTTAAAAAGAACATGGCAGTTCAAAGATCAACCTCCAATTTATTCTTACTCACACCTAATATTTTCACTGTTGAGTACATATATAATGCAAAAGGCGAAAATGCAGGTCAGCAACATCCATATTTGAATATTTTCAAACCAATGGCAATGACTAATTTAAATGTTAACTATACACCTGATGGCACCTACATGACATACAATGAAACTGGTTCATTAACTTCTTATGATTTACAGATGAGTTTTGGTGAGATAGAACCAATTTATGCAGATGAATATGATGGTGAAGATGGTTCTGATGAAGGTAGATTTAACGACCATCGAAATATGGGTTACTAAAAATGGCAAATTACTTTTCCTATCTTCCAAACTTTGAATATGTTAATAGAATTCCTAGTGAACAGAGTATATCCTCATACACAGAAGTAAAAAATCTTTTTAAGAGAGTTAAACTGAATAATGATTTGTTTCAGGATTTAACTAATTTTACAAAGTATCAAATTGTTGGTGATGAGAGACCTGATAATGTCTCAAACAAAATTTATGGCACTCCTAATTATGATTGGATTATCCTATTGTCAAATAATATTATAAACATACAAGATGAGTGGCCTATGAGTAATAGGACATTTGAATTGTATATGAATAAAAAATATGGTGTAACAAATTATGATGGAATACATCACTATGAGTCTATTGAAGTAAAAGACTCTAGTGAAAGTTTTACCGTATTAAAAAAGGGACTTGAAGTCCCTTCTGATTATTCTATTACTTTCTATGATGGTGCTCTAGGAAAAGAAAGCACCATTACAGATACAAATTTAGGTGTTACTAATTATGAGTATGAATCAAGACTTCAAGATGATAAGAGAAGTATATTCTTGTTGAGACCTGACCTTATTCAAACTGTAATCAAAGACATCAAGAATTTGATGAAGTATAAAGAAGGTAGCACACAATTTGTATCTAGAAGTTTAGTTCAAGGTGAGAACATAAACCTTTTCTAAAAAGTAAAGGGGGTCAATTTTTTCTTGGAAAATTTTTCCCCCCATTTTTGAAATCAAAGTTGATTTTTGATTACAGGGTTATGAGTCTGCAAGTTTAGCGAAGTAAGACATAGCGTCATCATCATTGTCATCAGAAGTGGGTGTTGTCTCAGGAGCTTTTGATGCTTGGTAAGAATCTTCAAGTTTCCTAAGGACTTGCTCTTCAGTGACTGACTTCTGCTCTGCTGCTGCATAGTTATCATACTCTGTCTCTTCTGCTGCCATACGTGTTGATTTTTTACCAAGAACATAATCAAGACGCTTCTTCAGATCATCATAGGATTTAAACTGATCTGCAGCAGTGAAAGCAGAAAGTGAATACTGCTTTTTCCAAAGTGCCTCAAGGGCATCATCATCATCCAAGAGGGCACCCTGACTATCAAACTCAGAAGAGTCATAGTTCCAATAACCAGCAACCTTCTTCAACTTCAGTTTAAAGTTAGCACCTTGCCAGAAGTCAAAAGGATTGATTGGAGTTTCATCCTCAAACTCAGGTTGCATAGCAGCCATGATTTTATCAAAGATCTTCTTGCCAAACTTATAGAGGAATACACCTCCTTCATTCTGTGGATTAGCAGGATCTTTGACAACATAGATGTTGGCATAGAAGGACAGTTTGCGCTTTTGCTTACGCACAGTGTCCTTGTCAGATTCATTACCACTGTTCCAGAGTTCCCTGTTCAGTTCACCTACAGGGTCCTTTCCTCCCACAGTAGTCAGGGAGTTTTCAATATACCATCCACCAGGTCCTTGGAAGGCGTGAGAGAAGAGTTTTACCCAAGGAAGATCTTCTCCTTCAGGGGCAGGGAGAAAGCGAATTACTGCATACCCATTGCCTGACTTGTCCATTTCTGGTTTCCAAAGGCGATCATCTGCACCTCCACCAGTGTTGTTCATCTTCTCTACTTCTTTCACCAACTTGTTAGTCAGTGATCCAAGGGAAGACTGCTTTTTAAGGTCTTTAAAAGACATTGTATTCTCCGTATTAGTTGTATTTGGTCTGTGTCCTTTAGCTTGGTAGAGGATCAGGCAGCCTCAATATAGGGTATTTAGGCAGGGAAGTCAACCCTCTCTTTCAATGGTCTTCTTCATGTTAGCAATCATAGCATTCATATTAGAGAACACTGTAGACAAGTCAACATCTGCAGGAAACCCAATCATTGTTGCCTCCTTCATGATGTTCTCCTTCATTAGTTTTGCTTTGGGGTCATCAGACAAACTAAGTCTAGTATAAAGAATCTTCTGCTTTTGTAGAAGTTCTTCTAACATATCAATGTGTTCAAGTTTGTCTTGGTTAGACATGGTGTGAAACTTGAATACACTTTCATAAATTTTTTCTTGAAGTGCAGTGATGTCCTGCATCTCTTTCTGTACAAATTCTGAATCGAAGAAACTCATACTACTATGCTCTTGAGTATTTTTCTATATTTGATGACATCAATATGTAGGAATGAATCATACTTTGACATTCTCATAGAGAGAAACTTCCAAACAGGATCATCAAGTTTTTTGTCAAAATTATTTTTGAATCCTATAACCTTATTTAATAAGACAAGAGATTCAAGAGAAATATTTTTACCAAGATGTTCTTTCACAATTTGTGGATGCTTTGTACCTTCAATGTGAAACATCTCATCAAAGTTTTTTCCTGAAAAAACATTCTCAACTTCAGATTTAAATGTATAACTCAGGGATTGTAATCTCTTCTTCCAGTCTGTGTAGTTTTGTTCTCCATTTCTGACGATTTCTCCAATCCAAAGAGACTGCGGATCATCACAACTGACAAAATTACTAACAAAAAACTCAACCACTTCTGCATCATCTTTCTGTCTACTTAATTTTTCAAAAAAGTATCTGTCACGTCTTTTGTAAAAACTTTCTAATGAAGCACGTGATTTACCACCATATCTATGGTAATCATATTTTTCTTTTGTAAAGTGATTCTTCAAACCAAGGTAAGATTTATATGCATCAAATGGAGTCACTTTTGGAATCATAATGGGAGTTTAGCATGACTAGTTTTTTTGAGGAGGTTCAGTTCCATTGCCTCACACTTCAATTTTTCTTTCAAAGGTTTGGACATCAACTTTGGAACTGATTCAATGTCCACACTATTCTTCTCACAGAAGAAAACAATTGCATCAATATAAGACATGTCTTTATTTTCATGCGCAATCTTCTCTATCTCTTCAGCAAATTTCTTTGAAGAGTAAAACTTATTCTCAATAAGTTTGTTGATGCTTTCTTCAGTTGACTGTGGCATAATCTGATAGTTTATATTCAACAAACTCTCTAATATATTTGGAGAGTAAGTTGATGTACTTGCGCTTATCATACTCCTCATAAACTTTTACCTCTCCATCCTCGCATGACATAATAATAACAAACTTCTTCACCATTATACCAGTCATCTCATATAACATGCAAGCGTAAGCTGCACATTGTACAAAATGACTATCAATCCATGCCCTTGGTTTAGGTTTCTTACTGGTTTTAAAATCAATCACAGCAAGTTCTCCTTCATATTCAGCAATACAATCCACACTACCAGCAACACCAAGTTCATAACTGAATAGAGATTGCTCTTGAGCATGGATATTATCAATTTTATTCAAGGTAGGTTTTGCCTGCTTGAATAACATTTCTGATAGAGGTTGAACCTTAGGGATATCAAGGTTCTTCAAATAGTATTCAGAGCAGGTGTGCATGTCTGTACCCCTGCTTGTTGCCTGTTTAGTAATCTTGTTTGCCTCATCATTGCCAACCTTTGCTCTCCACTCTCTGAAGATCTCACGTTGGTAATGACTAATAATAGAGGTAATAGAAACTAACTTCTTACCATTTGGTGTATCATAATATCTAACCCCATCAATAGTTTGTCTTGATAGGGTGGGATAATCAACTTCAACATGTGTGAACATTACATACCTAATTCGTGTTTTGCTACAATATATTCTTTGACCAGACCACTTCTACAAATGTCTTCTGGTCCAAATTCAACCATACCAAATGAAGGCATGTTCTTAAGAATACGAATGAAATCAATAATTCCATTCTTCTCACCAGTCTTAACTAAGTCAGTTTGGGTAGCATCACCACAGAAATGAATCTTGGAGTTTTCACCTACCCTTGTAATAATTGAGTCAAGTTCATGGAAGTTCAAGTTTTGAAATTCATCAACAATGAGAATTGAATTATCAAAAGTTGTTCCTCTGATGAAGGATGTGCTCCAAAAACTAATGGTGCCCTGTGCCTTCAGGTTAGCATACAGCATTTCAAAGGCATTGTCATCAGGCATCTCAAACATATACTTTACCATATTCTTATAGGGAATCTGGTAGATATCTGATTTGTCCTCATGGTCTCCAGGGAGGAATCCAATCTCTCTGGTGGGCACAAGAGACCTCACAATGTAGATCTTCTCATAAGGTGTCTTCTGGTCTAAGACATCTTGGAGGGCATTATAGAGGGTGATAAAGGTCTTACCAGTGCCAGCACATCCATAGGCAACAGTATGTTGATCCTTTGCATATTCATCAAAGAAAATCTGTTGATTGTCAGTTAAGGCTTCAATCTTCTTGATGTAATCTAGATTGATTGGTTTTTTCCTTTTCATAACTCTATTACTCATCCCAAATGGCACTGGATTACCAGTGTTTCCAATTCCAGTCTTACTTTTTCTTGGCATAATGTTTAGTCATTACCTTGAGTTGTACCCAGATTTCTGGTTCTTGCTAATCTTCCTGAAATACCTCCAGATTTTTCAGCCTTCTTAAGAACTTCTCCCCATCCAGGATTTTTATTCACGAGTTTATCTTGCCATTCTCCCACTTCTCCCACACCAGGCATTGTAGAAGGATCAGAATAGTCT